TAGAGCCAGAGTAGCGCCCTATTAAAACCCATTGTTTTTCTTCACACCAGGGGGTTTCTCCATACCTTGCCTTATCGTTATAACATTGTGGCCCTTTTTTTACCACATAAGCAACAACTGTAGCCAAGGCCTCACGGTCAACTGTTTGTTTTGTTAGAAGGATTCCTCCTTCTGTTTTAGCTTTACCAGCGTAAGGTAAAACTAGCATGCGCCAACCTGTAGGTTGTGGCATACGGTCTACTAAAGATTTATCCAAAAGCGTAGGATCTAAAACTCTAGCTTCTTCTTTTATATAAGCATCTGCAACTATGTCATTTGTAGATCTGAGTTCTGCCATTTATTTTTCCTTGTAAAAGTCTTTTAGTTCGTTTGTTATGTAGTATAAAGCAGAAAGCTCGCCTTGCAAATATTTATAATGTTCTATATCTTTAAGTGAACCAGACATTAATGTTTCTGATATTTGATCTTCTCTGTCTTTAACCTTACGTTTGACAAAATCTAACAAGCTAATTTCATCCATTATTTCTTAGCTGGTCTGCCTCTTTTTTTTGCAGGTGCCTTAGCTTTTTTAGCTTTTTTAATTTCTACAACATTCTTTAATTTGGCTACAGGTGTTTCTTCTATTACAACCTTATCATTCATTTCTACTTCTACAGTTTTTTTAGCTTTCTTGGGAGCAGTAGATAGGGAGGCAAGTTTTTCTGCGGTACGTTTTTTGTTTGCTGCACTTTTTTTAGCTTTAGCTGCTGCGTTTTCTGCTATAACATTTTGTTTTGCAGATTCTTCTGCATGTTTTTTTTCTTTTAGATTTTTTAAAAATTGTTCTCTTGAATTCATATTAGTTCCTCACTTTTGTTTCTAATTCCAATAGTTTTAAATCAGCGTTTTGCTTTAATCTATCTATTGCTACATTAAGCTTATCATCTGCTATACCTTTTTGCACATTTATGCGTTGTTCTTGTAGTTGAGTTTCAGACATTTTTTCTTGCGCTCTTTGATTTTGTTTTTGCATAAACTGATCTGATTCAATGTCTAGCTCTTTATCTTTAAGATCTAATTCAGCCTTTCTTATCTCAACTAATGGATCTCCACCATCGCCTTGACCAATAGACTGCAAGAACTCGCTAGTCAACTGAGCCATAATCGGAGCACTAAACTGATCTAACATCATCTGTATTTGCATTTGTGTTTGTTGTGCTTCTTGTGGTGACATTTGCGACATTTGTTCTTGTGTTTGTTGCATTTGCATCTGTACTTCTTGAGGTATCTGTTCTGCTGATATTTCTTTAGATAAGAATTGTAAGTGTTGCATGCAATGACTAATAATCACAGATTGTATCATTGGATTGTCCTGGACAACTTTAGTTAGGAATAAGCTCTTGTGCGTATCTAAATGAGCTTGATGGTTTTGACCTTCAAAAGCTTGTGCAGGTTGTCCCATTAATAGACTAGCATTTTCTGTGCCTGCATCTACAGGTTGCGGTGTATTGTCAGCTGGTGGTTGTATCAATGCTTCAACATTATCTACGCCTAAAGCTGCATACATACGCTTGTACGCCTCATATATACCTGTTGGACCATGTATCTCTGGGTTTGACTGTACCATCTGTAAAAGCTCTTGAGCTAAAGTAATTCTTTGACTCTGTGAAAATATATTAGGATCTGAGACAGGAACCACATCTACTCTGCCGTCAAAGTCAGATTGTTTAATTTCATTAGGTCCCGATCCTGTAGCAAACTCGTAAGCTGGTGGTAAATACTCAGCAAATACTTTTGCAAGCAATTTAAACTCTAGCCTTTGTGCATAATGTAATCTTTTATGAATAGCACTCATAACTTTTGTGCCACGCTCCAATAAAGCAACCGTAGTACCAACTGGCATGGCCGCATTACTATCACCCACATTCATATCTGCTATTGCAGCAAATCTCTTACCAGAATCTACCAATAAACCAAGTAATTGCATTAACACATTGCTGGGTTCTTTGATTGGAAGAGGTATAAGATTTTCACGCAGAGAACCCCCGGTTGTATCTATATCTCTAAATTCACCGGGCTGCAGCGGCTCATCTTCATCACGTATTCTCATACCTCTGGCTTTGAAACCCGCTGGTAGGTTCGCTAAAGTTCCAGCATCTATGAGCTGTCTTAATATAGATGTACTGGCTTTTGACAGACCACCGATCATGTGCGACAAACCTAGGCCATAAAAACCTAGTCCGGGTAAAAACTTGTATTGTATGAAATAATTAATTTTATTCTTTAAAGGATCTGCTTCTAAATAGTTTCTTCTAATTGATAATATGGTTTCTGATTCTTCATCTATAGTAATGATATAAGGTAGTTTTAATCCTGTTGGCTGTCCTTGTGGATCTAAGTCTTCAAAACCTTCTATATCTAAAACGGTATGAACTTCATATATAGTTCTATTTCTGTCTTCTTTATAGCTAGGCTCGACACCTTGTATTTCGTTTATTTGTTTATTAACCTCAGATTCGTCTTCACCGTACGTATCTTCTGGTATATCTACATTTGCATAAAAACCAGTAACTTGCTGTTTCTTTATTTCGTTGTATGACATGCTGATTGCATGTGTGACTCTCTCAGCTGAGGATAAATCAGAAGCTTCGTAAGGCACAATAAGATCTTCTGGTGTTATAAATTTAGATACAGCCTTATTAGTAACAAAATCAAAATAAACTTTCTTAAAACATGATCCTGCTAATGGTAGATAAAAAAGTAACATATCTAGTTCTGGATCATATTCTTCCATCACATTCATTATGTAATAGTTCATAAACTCTTGAATTCTATCTGCTTGACTTTCGGTTTCTATAGTTCTTGCGCCAATAACTTGTGTCTTTACAGGACCTTTAGCTGGTAACATTTCCTTGTATGCTTGCGCTTGGAACTGTGTTACAGCTTCTGCCAAAATCGGGTGAATTACGCCAGAACTACCTTCAAAGGGCTGTGATCTTGATTCATCAAATTTCATGCCTAAGTATTTAAGGCCATCGGTATATGTTTTTTCCCATTCACTTCTTGATTGTTTGTCGCTTTCTACCGAGCTGACAAGATCAGATGCTAATTGTTCTAAAATAGACTCATCTACAAAATCAACTAAATTAGAGTCAAAGCTCATATTGGGCATAGGATCTAATGCATCAATTTCATCATCAATAAGTATTTCTTGTTCATTAACGAGTACCTGTGCGGCATTTTGGATTTCATCGGTTCTTGATGGTTCTGGCATTATTTCAACAGCGGTGCTGTTGTCCATAATATCGGGGTTCTCTTCTGTTCCTAATCTTCTTTCTATTGCCATAATGTTTTAGTGTATCACTCTCGGTCTTTTTTCGTCACCTGTTAAAACCAAGTCAACTAATTCTCCGTTGAGTATTAGTCCTTGGCCTTCTGCTATAAGTTGTGCCTGTTCCCAACTTGAAGCATGTATATCTGGACCTTCATATTCTTGATGATCCCAAACGAACCTGGTCATAAAGATTTTTTTAAGTTCCATTAGTAATATACCACTCTATTTTTCTTCATAAAACTAGCTTCTTCTTGATAATCTTCTTTTAAAGATACGAAGCCGCCCTGTCTAAAACGCATCAAGGCCATTGTAGCACTATCGCAAAAGTCGTCATAGTCACCATAAGGAAAGGATGCCATCTCTTCAATTACATAATCTGCAAAATCATCTTCTGGTGCCCAGACCATACCAGATTCAAATATAGGAGCAACACTATTCATCCTAGCTACTTTATCTTGGCCTCTACTTGGTGAATAAGATGTTACCGGTATACCCATTCTTCTTAACTCTTGTGTTAAAGGAGTACCAGATGCTTTTGCCTCTATCAAGACACAATCTGGCTCCCAATATTTGTATTCATCAAATGCTATCTTTTTAAGCTCTGGAAAGTCAACCCTAAATCTCTTTGCATCTAATAAAATTATCGCGCTAGTTTCTTCGTCATTTGTTTCAAAGATAGCCCAGGTAGTAATAGCAGAGTAGTCAGCTGTATCTTTTTTAGAAAAAGCCGTATCGTAACTTTGTATGATGTAGCTATAATCTGGTACATCTTCTTGCTCCCATCGTCGCCACCATTCTCTTTTTACAATAGAACCAGCCTCAGCTGTAGGATTCTGCATCCACTGGCTATTCCATTTTGCAACCGGCAAAGAAGCTTTGACAGATAGCAGTTCTTCTTTTTTCCAAAACTCTGGCCATAAAGGCGTATCAGTCTCTGGCATAATTGCAGGAAACTCAACAACCTCCCATTGGTCAGCATTTTCATCACCTTGCTTTTTGAGAACTTTACCCACTAGATCTTTAATACTCCAGCGCGTCATTACTATCACTATTATTCCGCCAGGTTGTAAACGCTGCCTAGGTCCAGAGGTATACCACTCATAAGCCGATTCTAAAGATTTGGGTGACAGTGCATCTTGCTCTGAGTGTGGATCATCAATAATAAGTAAATCCGCACCACGACCTGTAATAGCACCACCGACACCTGCATAGAAACTTTCACCTTCTTGGTTTGTAGTCCACCTACCGGCTGATTTGTTATCTGCTTGTAATTTCAGATCCGGAAATATATGTGAGTATTCTTCGCTATCAATAATGTTTCTAACCTTCCTACCAAATCTAACAGCTAGCTCAGCTGTGTGAGTGGTTTGAATTATTTTTAAATCACCTTTTCTGCCCATCATCCAAGCAGGAAAGTATGTAGATGCAAATTCAGATTTTGAGTGTCTAGGCGGCAAACAAACTATAAGTCTTTTTAATTTACCTTGGGCAATTCTGTTAAATTTTTCACCAATAATCTTATGATGTCTGCCTTCAATAAACTCTGGCCATAAATGTTTTACAAAACTAATAAAGTCTTTTTGACAAGAATCTTGTTTGTCGATTTGATCGTATCTATGTAATAGAGCAAGAGCTTCTTGCTTATCTTGTTGTGACAGAATGTCAAAATCTTTTATAGAAACTTTACTCATATATATCCTAGTAAAGACGGGTAGAGCAGCTAGGTAGTGACATAGTAACTACTTTACCCTAAGCGTAAACGCCTAGGTCAAGTATATATTAAAATCTAAACTTGGTGCCATTCTTTGCCTTGGAATAACAATGCCTCAGCTTCTCTTCGTCTAATCAATCCTTCTTTTACGACACCCGAGGCTTTATTCCAGCGTTTAATTTGCGCTGGCACATCCTCGTAGTCACCTTTATTTAAAACTTTAAGCATAGTAGAAGAGTTTAGATTTGATGGACCTAAATTGTAAGTCCAGCTTACAAGAGCATCAAATTGGTACTGGCTTAAAGGCATTTCTACCGCCTTATGCACATGATCTTCATACTCTACTATTTCTTCTTCAAGCCACTTATCTGCTTGTTCTTGGTTGCATGTATCACCCATTTTTACATCTTTAGTTCTACCCCAAGCTATCGTAGGTACTCCAGCTGCACAAAGGTAAGCATCAAGCCTACATCCTTCAAATTTTTTAATTAAAGCTAATCCTTCTTTTGATATATTCATTTTAGTAATCTCCCCATACTTTTGCTTTTTTTCCACCGTAGTATTCGACTGCGTGCCCTTCATCAATAAGCATTTGGCAAATATCTTCGCCATTTTCATCGTAAGGTATACCCAGGATTCTGCCGTACTTGCCTTTTCCAAGTGATTTTATTTTGAACTTTCCTACACATAATTCTTTTAACCTCTCTTTTGCTGCAAGACCTAATTTTTTTTCTGCAAGATCTCTGGTCCTGGATTCTGGGGTGTCAATTCCATGAAGACGAACTCTTTGTTTGTGTAATTTAACATCAAAACCAAGATCGATAATGCAATCAAAAGTATCACCATCTATAACCCGGTCGAGCTCACAATTATATACAAAAGCGTCTGGTGCTTTACTCATTTTCATCTCCTTTTTTATCTAAAGATCTATAATATTCTACTATAGACAATATTTCTTTTAAATATCGTTTTTGATCTGCGGTATTCATGCTTAAATTTTCGTAATCTTTATTACTTAACGTGTAAAAAGCCATTGCTGGAGCATCGCCTTTTTCTACATCTTCTAAATAACTTTGCATGAGCTCTGGCGTAAATATAGTCCAATCTATGTCAACAAGCTGCAACTCCAATGGTAAAGGGGGGTGATATACATTGGGCATTGCGGCTATGCTGACAACTTCGACCGGCTTAGTTTGTGAGGGTATAAGGGAGCAACCACTCACAGTAAGAAGTAAACTAATTAATATTATCTGTTTCATTTTCATCAAATTGGTTTGGATTAGTAATAGCTATAAGTTCTTCTTTTACTTTTTTCGTTCCTTTGTTTACTAGCTTTTCTATAAGACCTGGTTTGTTTAAAGCAAGAGATCCCATATCATGTCTAGCAAAAGTATTTCTTAATTTAGATACTTCTCTCTGGGCCTCTTGATTGGCTGCTGTCATTGATTGTAATTGTTCTGCGTTTTTCTTTTGTTGTTCTAAAAAGTTTTTTATTGAATCGTTTTGTTGTTGGATTTCACTTTCCAAAATTAGTTGATTGCCTTTGAGCGTAGATACTTCGTCTTGCAATCTATCTATATACCAAAGACTTCCTGTTACAGATGTAACTAATAAACCAGCTAAAATTATGTTTAATTTGAATCCCATGTGTATATTTTTAGTGCCTCTGCTTTACCTTTAACTTTTAGTGGTGCTAGAGACTTTAACACATATTTACAATTTTGTGCAGTTTCATGCCCTATCAAAGTATTTACACCAGCCTCTTTAGTTCCGCTCTCTAAACGAGCTGCTACATTACACGGATCACCGATTAAACTAAAAGCAAATCGGTCTTTAGCTCCAAAATTTCCGGCTATGCAAACTCCCGAATTGACACCAATACCAATGGCTATTTCTGGTATGCCTTCCTCTTTAAAACGCTGGTTTAACTCGGCTATATTTTTTTCTATTTCTAATGCAGCTGATAAAGCTAAATCGTGATGGTTTTCTTGCGGAATAATAGTATTAAAATGAAACATGCCAGCATCACCAATAAATTTATCTGTGCAACCATAAAACTTATTCACAGCTTTTACCTGGACATCTAATACGTTGTTCATTATATAAGTAACCATTTCTGGCTCTACAGATTCAGAAAGGCTGGTAAAACCTCTTAGGTCGGTAAAAATTATTGAGCAGTTTACTCTTGCTCCATTTATTTGACATAGCTCTGGATTATTTTGTAGTTTTTTTACCATCCGGGGATCAAGGTATTTACCAAATTGTTGTTTTATGAGCTGCCTAAGTTTGTACTGCTCTCTAAATCTTAAATAGAAAGCTGTTGATCCTGTAATAAATTGTGATATTAATGTCCAGGTTACATCTACTAATAGACCTGCTTGAATCATGTAATATCCGCCAGTAGCTGTAGCTAGCATAATAAAAACAGCCATACCTATGCCTAGGCTTATGCCAAACCAATGCAATACAAGCCATGTGAGAGCCACAGAAATCAATAAAATGGTGATTTCAGCAGCTAAACTCCAGTCTGGTACTGTTGGCGAGTCCTGGATTAATATTGATTCAGCTAGGGCCGCTTGTATCTTATGAGGTTCTAATAGTCCAACTGGTGTTGCAAGTTGAGGCATGATTCCGTTTGCAGTAACTCCAATAATAACGTACCTACCGTTCACATCCATTTCTTGTAATGTGGTTTCTGGTGTCTTTACCCAGGATATATATTTTCTACCCATGCTGTCAGTCTTGACCGGTGGTATTCCTCGTATTGATATTTCTTGAATACCATTATCATTTGTAGTGATAATATATGTCTTTACATTAAACAAAGCTTTGTATATTTGGGTAGCAAAACTAGGGATCCAAGAATTATCTGGTGTTCTAACCAATAAAGGTATTCTTCTTACAAGCTGGTCAACTTCGGTGGGAGCAACGGCCAGACCTTCTAATGTATTTTCTCTTAGTTTGTAAAAGTTTTGCTTAACTCCCGGACTAATAATACCACCTAGATCCTCACCCTTTACAACCGTGCCTCTAAATTCTGGGTAATTACCTTTACCATCTTCAAACATGGCTATGACAGAAGGACCGTAGCCTAGAGATCTTCCAAATTCTTCATCACCCATAAGTCTGTCGGGTTGTGGAAAACTAATAGCCCATCCTGTGCCCAAAGCACCTTTTCCTAATATCTCTAGCTGTATATCTGCAAGTCTTTTTCTGGGCAAAGGCCAGCCTCCTTCTTTTTCTATGTCATCTTCGGTAATGTTAAGAATTACAAAATTACCAGAAGGCTCTTGTTGTTTTATTAAAGCGTCAAAGGTTCGCAGCTTTATTATTTCTGTTGGTGTTGACTGAAATATAAGAGGCAGTGATACTATTATAAGTATAGGTAATATTAATTTTTTCATTAATCACTCTGAGTGATAGTAATTACACTGTCGCTCCCTCCATTTACCTTGATAACATTTGATATGCCATCTTGTATAAAGATAACAGTATAAGACGTGCTGCCATCTAAATCTAATTGTACAGACTCGTTAACCTGTCTGCGTAGGCTGATTACATTACCTGTAATGATTGTGGTTATTTGAGTATCGGGATCTCTACCTAGTAAAGTACCACTGACCTGGGTGCTAGTCGCTTGTGCAAGCGCATCCTCATCTTCTGCTATGGCTAATGCATCTAATACATTTAGCAAGTCTTCTAAGTAGTTTACATCAAGATAATTTATATCTAGCTCGCTGTATTCTAAATCATCGCCTGCCAAAAAATCTTCTGCTAGATAATCTATATCAAGATCATTAAAGTCTAGGATGTTAGCTTTTTTGGTTGTTACTTGCTCTTGTATTACCACCTCTTCTTTGGGTGGTGTAACAATAAGCATGTTATCAATCATATCTAAGGTTAGATCTAGTATCACTGGATTGCTAGGACTAGATTCAAATACAGATACAGTTGTAGCTTGAAATGGTTTGTTTAATGTAACGGTTCCCATGCCAGTAGTTACTAGTATCTCACCACTAGATAGACCCAATGCATCTGGTAAAAGAATAATAAGAGATTTACCAAGCTCATCTATGGTTACAGTAAAGTCTGTGCCTCTAATAGCTATGTTTGCTGTAGGTGTTTTAAGATTTATGTTCTGTTTATCTATACGGTTTAGATTGCCAGTAATAAAGCGTGCTGTCCCAAGACCAAAGGTAAGAGCCATTTTAGATTTGCTTGGATCAGGGTCATAAATATATTCATCTATTGTTAGTTGCGAGTGTTCAGTTAATTTTACTACAGAGTCATCAAGAAACTTGATTGCCATTCTACCATCTTTAGTAATAGCTTCGTCATTGCTTTGTATAGCAAATGAAATGTTAGCTTCGTAGGGTTTGTCTCTTACTATTTGTGCTGAACCATTGAGTTCAGATATATCGCCAATATCAGCAGCTTGTGCTTGTACCTTGGTCGTTTTGAATAACGCAAACAGTAGAACTAGCGTTACCGCCAACCGATAAAATTTTAAGCCAGTCATTGTCTTGTGTACTCAGTTGTTGAATATTAAATGTCCTTTGGCCGCCTGTATGATCTAAATAGAAATATCCACCTGCTGAGGCATTAACACCTGTACCAGTATAGTTGACTGTATTATCACTACCATCTATATCCATAAAGTTAGTTGCACCATCAATATTTATGTTTGATGTTACTGTATTGTTAGATCCTTGTATGATCCAGTCGAGATTAAGAGATGCTGCTATTGCAGTAGTACCTTGATTTAAAGTGAATGTATTGCTACTGCCTGTAACAGCTACGTTTTGATCAGAACCGTCTGAGCTATAAGTATTAGTTGGATCTACTTGAATAGTAAAAG